TACTTTTCCAACCATATTAGAACTGAAATTAATCAACCCTCTAACCTGATCAATATAAAATGTGCCATTAGCTTGTGCAGTTTCTGGATCCATGCCATATCTGCGTCCAATATTTCCATCAGACATTACATCATTAAAATTTGCAGCTGATAATAAAGAACTATTTGCAGAAGCTCCTTTAAATCTTTTCATAGATTCAGATTCGTTAGCTTCCATTATTTCGCCATTGCTGTCAAATAAATACTGATAATTATTATCTTGTAATATAGCTCTTGGGTTACTTGTTTTTCTATTCGGATAAACTATATGTTCAATACCAGAATTATCAACCCATGCAACCTTAACGTAATTAACATAATCCTGTGGTAATACCATACTTAATGTTGGCCCAACTTCAATCTCGTGAGATTTTATAGACGGCAATACATCAAAGCTAAATTCTTGTATACCGCGCTGAGCATGAAAAGCAACATCAGTACGTTTTATTTTACTAATCAATTTATCTTCACCTACATAAGCAATAATAAAGTTATTGATTATATCTTTTAATGATATAAATTGGTAGTTACCATAATTTTCGTCTAAACTATCCCAGTTCCCGTCAGGGCCTAAGTAGTATTGCTCATTAGTTTCGTTTAATAATCCCATTTATTACGATTTTTCTTGTTGTGTGTTTCTTACTTCTTCAGACACAGCTGATTGATAAACATTGTAGTCTTTAATTAATAATCCTGATAATTCTAATATTTTTATAACCAATTCTGTCTCTTCAGATGGGTGTAATTCAAAATTAACGGAGTTTGTAGCATTGTAAAGAGGCTCTTCAAACACAATAGTATAAGCCCATTGAACTTTTACTGGTTTTTTGATGTAATTTAAAGTAACATCATCTACAATTGCTGAATCTCCATATACTTTTATACCGTTTAAATCTGCGAAGTAAATAGGACGCGTATTACGAGGCTTTGTAAGTGGAGATGAGTTGATATATAGGAATTCATTTTTGTTAACTCTTTCGGCTTCTATTGACTCCGTAGAGGTAACGTTAAATGGATTTGTTGTTTCATAATTGAATATAACAGTACCTACTCTATATAAATCACCTGGTAATGGAAAATATTGAGTTTGGCTGTCATAAGTTAATGCAGCAGTTTTTTCAAATAAGTTAATTTTCTCATTCAAGATATTTAACATATCAGAGTATTCTGTATCGTTACCGTGCATTCTACCAAATTGGTTAATGTCATAGAAATATTGTTCGAACAAATCAAGTTGCGCTTGGTTTGCTAACAAATTAAATTCCTGAGGCGTAATATAACCTCGTTGTTCTTTGTTTAAAATAGTTAGAACTCTTTGATAAACTGTATCAATACTTACTGCCATTTATTTATAATTTATAGTTTATGGTTTCTTCTAAATAATAAATAGGCCACTTTAAGAAAAAGCAGCCTTATTTATTATATATACTTGACTATTTAAGTCTTTTTGTTAAATGATTGTAAACTTCCATTCCGTCATCTGTTTTAAAGAAAGCTGCTAAAGCAGAATAAGGATGTTCGTTAAAAGGGACTGTCATAAGCTTTCTACCGTTATCTCCAAACGTAAATGTTCTTTGATCGCTTGACAGCTTAATAATCCCTTGCTCTACCGCTCTAGCTCCAATGCTACGTAATTCTACGTCTTCATCTGTTGCTAATGTTAAGAATAATCCAGGATTTCTTCTTGCAAATACTAATGCGTCACGTCTTAATTCTTTTGATGTAGAATTCGCAACTTTACTTCCAAATTCAACTCTAAGGATTGCCTCTAACATATCAACATCCATAGATTTTGCTAAATTCATTGCTTCAAGTTCTAACTCGAACATATCAACGTCATCTTCAGCTTCTTGGACTGCATTGTATTCTTCATATACTTTATCTTTAAATGGGTGGTATAAAGATAATAATTTTTGTAGTGCCACTTCGTCTTTTGGTACTCTTAAAATACCTGCCCTAAAAGCAATCTTGCCAAGTGTTACTGTTCCTTGTTGTTCATCAACTAATGGTGAACTTTGATTTGTTGCATAACGCAACTCTCTTTGTTTTCTTAATTCTTTATCAAAATATAATAAAGGTTTTGCTTGTGTGTGTTTTGAAGGAATCGTGTATACTAATGGTTTCTTATTCCCTTTTAATACATATAACCTGTCTTCATAAGCAAATTCTTCTTCAACAGGTAATTCTTTAACCACTTTTTTAGTTGGTTTAACTTCTTCTTCAAAATATTGTTGTTCGTTTTCAACGAATGTTTCATCTTCTTTTACGAAGGTATCTTCTTTTTTTGTAGCTTTCGCTTTAGCGTTTGTTGCCATAATATAATATAATTAAATAATTTGTTAAGGTAAAAAAGGTAAATAATTACCCTCGAATATTGCATCGAGGGTAATATTTACTTTATTAAAACTATGCTGTTGCTTTTTTCAACATTACAAAGTTATTAGCTCCTTGTACACATAATGCTCTTTCTGATAAGAAGTGAACATTCATTGCATCTTCGTCGCTAGTATAGTTTCCACCAACAGATCCAGTGATCCAAGATTTCATTCTACGGTCATCAGCTTCAGAAGCTCTATAACGTACGTGTAAGAATGGACGTTGGATGTTTGTACCTAATTGTTGATCGTAAACTGTAGATACTCCAGCAGGAACTAAAACTCCCTCTACGTCTGCGAATAAACCACGAGTAGTTGGGTTGTTTAAGTATTTCCAGTCAGTTTTGTAGAAGTCATAAGAACCTCTTCTGAATCCAGAGAATCCTAAGTTAAGCGCCATATTCTCGTTGTTTTCGAATACTCCGTAAGAAGTACCACCAGCACCGTAAGAATTTTGGTAAGCTAACATTTTGTCAATACCTAATGAAGTCGCTCTGTTTAAGAACAACATGTTTTCTTCAATAGCTCCTTGTTTATCTAATTCAGCAAGAATAGTATCGAAATCATCTAAACCAGCACCTGCAGCAGCTCCGAAGTCAGCGTCAGTATAAACTAATCCTCTATCTTCAATAGCGTAGAATAAACCTTCAGATCCTGAAACCTCTGTACCAGAAGCAGCTCCTCCGTTATATCCTGTAGCTTGGTTGAATGGTGTTAATGTTCCAGTGATCATATTTGGCTCAGCCTCGATCATTGCCATCTCTAATTGATCTTCGAAACGGATACGAGCTTCGTGCTCTGATTTCAAATACCATAAATATCCTGAAGTTCCGATTTCAGTAGTTACTTCAATCCAACCAATTTGAGCAGTATTAGATCCAGATACTGAATATTTCTCTCTTAAGATGATTGGTTTGTTGCTGTAGAAATCTCCTTTAGCTTCAACGAATTTACCAGCGTTTTGAGATCCTTTAGCATACTCAGATCCATAAACGAATAATTTTAAGTTAGTAGCACCTTGGTTACCCGATGTCCCTGAGTTTGTATCAACCCAAGCAGCTGGTAATTGAGTAGCACCGTAAACTTTTAACGCAATAACTCCAGTAGACTTATTAGAAGCTGTAACGTAAGCTTTAACTACGTTTAATCCATTAACGTCAGCAATAGCGATAGTGTGACCAGGAATGATCAAGTTTTCGTCATTAGTAATGTCTAATGTAAGCTCATTAGCTCCTGAACAAGTTACGCTTTCATAAGCAATGTGCAAACGACCTTGCTCAAACCAAGTAACTACGTCTGAAGTCATTGGCATTTCAGCTCCTACCATACGTAAGAATCCTGAAACTGTTCTGTTACCATAACGCTCTACTTCTTTTTCGTATACGTCTGGTAAATATTGTTGTGTAAAACCTAATTGATCAACTGGAATATAGTTATCATTAGATAAGATTTGTGTTGGACGTGGAGTCAAATGAGCTAATGCCCCTGTAGACCCTGTAAATGATCCTGCCATAATTTTCTAATTTGTTTAATTTTTAACGATTTGTTTTCACTTTTAGTCGTGAAACATCTTGCCCGTTAACCGCTCTTACAGTCCAACCATTTGAAATTGTCGATGCTTCGTGAACCCCTCTCGGATTCATATCGATATTCTTAGATCTTTCCATTGTTTCTTTAACAGCATCAGCTTTACCTTGTTCGTAAAAATGCTGTGCCACTAAATCAGGGTTCATTGCTGCAAACAATCCTTTGTGATAACCTTTAGCGTCTTTCATAGTATTATCTTCACTTAAGAACTTCTTAATGAAATTACTAATATCAGACTGCGAAGATTTCACATCAGCAAGGTTTTTAACATTCAACTTATAAGCTTTCTCTCCAACTTTAAAATCAAATCCATTAAAGTCTTGTGAAAATACTTCTTCAGTTTTTTGTTGAAAAGCTTTCTTTTGTTTTTCAGCTTCGTGCAATACTGTTTCATTCTCTTCTTTATAACGATTGAAAAATTCAACCGCCTCTCTTTGCTCAGGCGTTAGCCTTGACGTAGATTTTATTTCTTCGTAATATTTAGATTTTAAACCTTCTAAATATTGTTTAGCCTCTTTAACGGCCGTTTTCTTAGCAAGTTGCTTGCGCTTTATTTCTTTTGCGTCATCGTATTCTTCATCAAAATCATATTTGTCTTCCATTAAGAAAGCAATATCATCTTCCGATAAATCTGGATTAACAGCCGCAAGATGCTCCATAATTAAAACATCTTCATCTAACTTGCTATAATCTGTATTTAACTTTACATAATCATCAATTGATCCTCCAGTTTCTTCCATGAACTGAACGACTTTTTGAATGCCCTCTGGTAAAACCGGAGTATTTTCTACTACAATCTTTTCAGTTTCTGGCTCAATAACAGGATTTACAATTACGTCTTCCGTTACTTCTTGGTTGTTTTCCTCTGCGGTAACTTCGACAAGTTCCGTGTTTCCTTGCTCCACTTCTTGCAATCCCACTTCGGGTTGTTCTGGCTGTAACAAGCTTTCATCTGTGCTTTGCTCTTGAACGGCATCTGTTTCTGATTTTAATTTTGAAAAGTCAATTTTGATATTCCCGCTCTCAGATAATGATACAGCGGGATTATCGTTATTTTCTTGTTCTGTAGTCTCAACAGTTTGTTCAACTGTTTCCGCTAAGATTTGATCCTCGTTTTCCATAAAATATGATATTATATAATTATTTACTATAATTACTTAGGCTCGTACATTCCTAAGTCAAAATCACCGTTTAGTATATCGTTACCTGCTGATTCAAAAGATTTTGGAGGTGTACCATTCTTTCTTTGATCTATTAATTCACTTTGTTGTGTAGCTTGTAACTTTGTTCTGTCGTCTTTTCTGTCTTCTTTATAAGACTCTTTATTTTTATAAACTTCTGCTTCAAGTTCTTTTAATCTTTGATTAATTTGAAACTCAAATTCCATAAGTTCTTTTTTCGCTGCAATCTCACGCTCCATTTTACCTTGATCTAATTGATCTTCTAATTGAAGCAATTGCATTTTTTGTTGTGTTATAGCTTGCTCTTTCTGTAATGCCATATCAGCAGAAGCTTGCTGTAATTGAATATTAGAATCCGCTTGAGCTTGCATATTTTGTTGTTGCATTGCTTGATCTCTTTCTAATTTCTTTCTTCTACGTAGCTTTAATAATTGGTTTGCTAATTTAAGATTTTTTATATCTCTAATATCGATAGCATCGTCAAGATCTATTAAGCCAGCAGACAATGCTGTTTGTATATTGTTTTCTAGCATACCTCTTTCTTCTTCGTCGGGTGCTAATGTTAAGAATATACCAAAGTCATATAGATGCAAGTTTTCCATTTCAGATAATGTAGCAACGTTATGACCACCTATCTTTTGTATAAACGCTTCTTTTGTTCCAGAGAATTCTAATATATCAGAAATTCTTAATGATAAATTTTCAGCTAGCTCAGCAGTTAAGAATAATCCTGCGTCTAATATGTGACGTGTAGCAGTGTTTGAATTTGCAGCAGCCATCTTTTGTAAACCAACTAAAGCTTTTCCATCAGGCATTGATCCATCACGAGCTTCATTTAATCCAGTTGCGTCACGTATCATTTGTAAATAATAGTTGTATGTTTGGATTAACATTGGTATTTTATTTCCTCCTGATCCAGTAGATATTTCTTGAATAGCCATTTTGCCAGGATTCATTCCACCCTCTTCGGTATATGATCTACCTACAACGCTACCTGTTTGAAAGAACATATTAAGCGCTTCAGCAGCATTATAATTTGTTCCGTTTCCTAAATCAACTTCGGCTAAACCATCAACATCAAGGAATATACCATCTGGTACAATTCTTGATAATACTTGTTGTAACTTTAAATGCGTTAATTGAATCATGTCAGCAAAACCTGTAACTCTACTAACTAATGATTCTATTTTACCTTTGTACATTCTTGGGGCTACAATACTGTAGTTCATTTTAACTCTTGTACTATCACTTTTAGGGCGCATCATATTTTTTGCCATTTCCCATTTAAGTAACTTATCAGTACCAAGAATTAATGCTCCTTCAAATAATACTTCTATTGATCTTTGTAATTTACCGTATTTAGCTTCTAAATCTTCTAACGGCGGATTATATGTGTCATCTCTAACAATAACCTTTGTAGCTCCAGTTGCTGTTTCTTTAACTTTATATACCTCATTCATATAGGTTTTAAAATTAAAGTACAATACTTGAACTGTATTTGAGTCTGATTCGTTATAATTCGTTAATGATCTATCGTAAAATCCATTATTTTTGTATGCTTGGCTAGATATAGATTGTAATTCGTCGTCTGTTAAGCCAGGAAACTGCTTTTTAAGCTCGTTTAAAGGCACTTCTTTAACTTCTCCTACATAATATATGTCGTCAAAATATGGCTAATTCAACTTCTTGTTTATAACTAAGCTGCATGTGCAATTCAAGTTCTTCCTGTGAATTTGGCAATAACTCTTGAGGATTCTCAAACATTTGTATACCGAACTCACTCTCTATAAAGTTGTTCAGTTCTTTTGTTTGTAAATCTCTGATTATAGATTCCATATACTCAGTTCTACGGTTAATACCGTATGGATCTTGCGAATATGCTTTTATTTCAAATGTTCTTTCTGATATACCGTTAACAACAATGTCAACAAATTTAGGTATGATTGGAACGATCTTCCAGTCTAAGTTTAAATAAGACAAATCGCCATTAATAGCTAATTCATCTTTATACTTCAGTATCACTAGCTACTTGACTTGGGAAAAAACTTTTTACAACTGACTCAGCCATATTTTTTTATCTTATTATTTTTGAATTTGCACCATTGTTTGCATACCTTGCAAAACCTAAATTAATCTTTTCTCTTTGGACATTTGCTACCGGCTTATACATATTTCTATTGCACGCCATAATAGCCAGCCCAGAGCTGATGGATGCGTCATATTTTGTTCGATCATTTATCTTGAACTTTGTCCAATCGTTTAATGTTCTATTAAAATACATATCACCATACATACCATCTTCTTTTAATCCAACATAACTATTTATATATGATTCGATAGCTGCTGCGTGAGCTTGCTTCATATCCTCACTCGAGTTAGGCATTCCACCTATCTCTTTTTCCGTAGATGATAAATTGTTTATTGTTTTATCTGGTCTATTCATTGAGAAGCCTCTATAACCTCTACGCTTTATATGGTATAATAATCTTGGTTTATTGTTCTCTGCTAATATAGGCATACCGTAAAAGACACAAGCCATAAGAACATCCTCAAAGAATGTTTCGGCTGTGTCAGGTCTTGCTACATATTCTAAAAAGAACATATTTGCAGGAGCGTCTTCCATTGAAAACTTAGTCAATCCGTGCAATGCTCCTTTTGATCCACTACCAAATACTGTACCAGATATATCGTAACTATCACATCCAAAAGCGCCTATATGCTCATTACCTG